GTGATTGATACTTTAGTGAGTAGTAAAAATGAAAAAGAGGTTTTGTTAAAAAGGAAGAAAACTAAAACTTTAAAAAAATTAATTGCTACACTGGATACAGAGTTATCATCTCAAAAGATCACTTATACACAGCTATCTAAAATATGGGGAATTAGCGTTAGTGGTGTTTCTGATGTATTTCGGGGAGAAAGAGAAATAAGCCTTTGTTATCTAACTAAAACCCTGGTTCTTTTATATGAAAATCATAAGAAAAGACGAACTTTATTAGAAATGTATTTAGATGTAGCGAAACCTGAAAATACTCGTGAGGCCATGGAATATTTGTCGTTAAGAGGAGAATTTGATTTATTAAAAACTTTGGTGAATCGAGAAAAGAGTTCGGATACAGAAGAAAATACAGAGTGGGCAAATGTTTATGATTTAATATGCCTTAATTCAAAAGACGAAATTGAATTATTAGACTATCACGAAATGCTCGAAGAAATGAAAGAAGAAAATCAAAATTCTGAGATGCAAATATTAATTGGTATATTACTTTGTTATACCTCCTATCAATTAGGGGATTATAGATTGTTAACGAAACGTATGACAAAGTTAGAAAGAAAGGTTATCAAAGTTAAAAATAAGTTTATAAAAAAGTGTCATAATGTTCGTATTAAAGAAGGGTTGGCATCTATTAAACTAACAAGTGATGAAGTTCATGAAGTTAGAAGAATATGTGACGAGGTTATTAACTTATGTGAAAATGAACCGCATCTTTTAATTAACAAAGCGAGAGCTATTTGGCTGAAAGCTGAATCTTTTATATTCGATGATTATGAACAATCATTGATGTTGTTTAACGAGGCACTAGAAATTTTGCAGGACGATATTAACCCTGAAATGATTAAGAAGAAGCGAAAAATTATAAAAACAATCCAGTTTCTGAAAATCTATCATAATTGCGATTTAGATACGTTAGGAATTATGGAAGATGAAGAACGTGCTTTTTATGAAGTTAGAAGAGGTAACTTAGCCCAAGCAATTAAAATATTAATTAATCTCGAGAAGAAGAACGGTGAGTTATCGTCATTCCAACTAGTCTATCTAGGTGTTGCTAAAAATGATCGAGAAATTATTAAGCAGGGACTCCGAAAATTTGAGGAAAAAAATTCGTTATTTTATGCTAGGTTCGCAAAAAAAGAGTTGGGTCTTATTTGAATAAATGGTATAATATACTCATGAGAGGTGAAGTCTAGTGAAAAAGATTTTAGCTGTTATTTCAGCTTTAGCAGTGTCTGGAGTATTATTATTTTCTCCTGTTACAGATAAAGAACAAAAGCCGACAGTGGCGCCAAAAGAAAATATAGTTATGATGTCTGATCCCGGTGTAGGATGGTAAGATATATACTAATGGAAATGCGATCGTCTTGAAAAAGATGGTCGCATTTCGTGCTTTCTAGGGATTTTCTGTATTTGGTTTAAGAAACAAAAAAAGAAATAATGTGAAGATATTCACAAATATTATAAGGGTATTGGAGGACCTTGGGGATGAAAAAAGAGCAATTGGTTAGAATGGCAGCAAAGTTAGGGTTGAAACAGGGAAATCCAAAGGCAGATGATATTTTAAAAATCGTTTTAGACAAATCATATAAAGAAAAACCAGATACATAAAAAAGAAGACTGCCGTATGGTAGTCTTCTTTCATTAATTGTTCTTTTTAGTTTGCATGTAATTTACATACATCTCTAATTGCTCCCAAGCTTTCTTTCGTTCATCCTCTGGAAGACTCTCGATTAATGACATTATATTCTTTCCTTCTTCAGATACAACATTATCTTCTTCTGCATTTAGTTCAGGGTCTTCCGATCTCCCTAATAAATAATCTGTAGTTACATTAAATACTTCTGAAAATTTTGCAGTAACTTCTCTTGAAGGTTGTTTTTTTCCAGATTCAACTTTTGAAACAAATGACTCGCTGACATCAACCTTTTCACCTAATGCTCGTTGAGACCATTTTCTCTCTTTCCTTAGTTCTTTTATCCTAATGGATAGTATAGGTAACATAATTTAGTCCCCTTTTTTTAAAATGCTATTTCATGTGTATTATTTAATGGGTTTGTTTTACATCAATTATAATATATATTCTACATAAAACTTGACCCACAGTCCATTTATCATTTAATAAAAATAAATTTAAAATAATAACTTGACCTAAGGTCATGTCGGTTGTACAATGAAAATGTAATCGAGAGGTGAAGCCGATGAAAATAAAAGGGAGTTATATAAGAGAACTTCGTAAACAAAAAAAACTTACTCAAAAACAACTTGGTAAACTCTCCGATATTAGTGAGAGTATGGTTTGCAAAATTGAATCTGGTGAAAAATCAACAAGTATAGAGAACTTAAAAAAGATAGCAAATTCACTATCAACAACAATGGATGACTTAGTAGGATAAGGTCATTTTTTAAATAACACCAACTTGACCACAGGTCATTATTTTGTTTAGAACTTGACCTGGGATATTTAAAAGGAGGAAAGAAAATGAATCAATTTCAAGTTTTCAATAATGAAGAGTTTGGCCAGGTTCGAACAGTAACAAAAGGTGAAGAAGTGCTATTTGTTGCAAAAGATATTTGTGAAGTGCTGGAAATCAAACAATCTTCAGTCGCACTAAAGAAATTAGATGAAGATGAAAAGGCTGTGATTAATATTCATACCCCTGGTGGAAGTCAAGGTACTTGGGGGATAAACGAAAGTGGCCTTTACTCATTAATTATGACAAGCCGCAAACCACAAGCGAAAGCATTTAAAAAATGGGTAACAAGTGAAGTGCTCCCTTCTATTAGAAAGCACGGAGCATACATGACACCAAACACAATTAATGCTCTACTTCAAGATCCAGACTTAATTATCGGTCTTGCATCACAACTAAAGCAGGAACAACAAGCAAGGCAGGTTGCTGAACAAAAGAATCTCATGTTAACACAACAGATTACAGAAAATGCATCAAAGATTACATACCTAGATCAAATTCTTCAATCTCAAGATACAGTAACAGTCTCACAAGTTGCGGCAGATTACGGATTATCAGCAGTAAGGTTAAACAAGATTTTAAACGATGAAAAAGTACAGTACAAGGTGAACAAACAATGGCTCCTTTACTCGAAACATCAAAATAAAGGCTATACAAAATCACAAACTGTAGATGTAACTCATTCAGACGGAAGCCGCTCAGTAAAAATGAATACTCGTTGGACACAAAAAGGAAGGCTCTTTATTCATGAAATCCTAAATAAACGCGGAATTATTCCAGAAATGGATAAACAGGCGGTCTAAACGAAAGCAAATTGCTCAGTAAATTTTCAAATTAAAATTTTATAGAAAAGGAGACGTGAAAATGATTAGTGTTCAAGTTGATGAAAAAGAAGTAAGAAATCTTTATCTAGCAGAAATTGCGGAAAAGGTTAAAGAGATTGATGCTGAGTTAGTGTATTGGGACGCTAACGAATTAAAACGAAGAACTTGTATGGGATGGAATACCATTCAAAAGACATTCTTTTTTGATCCTAGATTTCCGAAGCACAAAGTAGGTGGTAAATGGTATTTCCCAGCTCAACAAGTAAAAGAGTTCTTGTTGCAATGGATATCTGAACAATAAGAGGAGGTGATTTAGTGGAAGATACAACATCGTTAGTCATATTTGCAATGTTAATTGCATGTGGTTCATGGTTGCTTTACATCACTTATGAGCCAATAAAACAATGGGCTTGGAGTGATGTGAAACAAAATAAAAAGGCCCACTGCAATGGGTCCTTTGAAAAAAACAAGTTGTTATAAGTATATCACGGAAAGTAGGGAAATAGTACATGGATTTAATTGAATATCAAGTGCTATTACCTAATAAATTTTGGAGCTTAGCGAAAAGCAAAGATGAATTGAAACAAATGATTGAACAGTATTTCAAAGTTGGTTATCCACATTATGAAATTCAACAGATTATCAAAAGTGGACAAGCATATGTGGCAGTTTGTACAGGGAGGTAAATACAGTGTCAGAAGTTAAATGGATCAAAATAACTACAAACATGTTTGAGGATGAAAAAATTAGGTTGATTGAAGGCATGCCAGAAGGAGATACGTTATTAATTATCTGGATTAAGCTATTGGCTCAAGCCGGTAAAACAAATGCTAATGGATACATTTTATTAAACGAGAACATTCCATATATGGAGGATATGCTTGTAACGCTTTTTAATAAGTCACCAGTAATTATTCGTCTTGCCTTACAGACATTTAAGCAATTTGGAATGATTGAGATTGATGATAATCAATTTATCAGCATTACTAATTGGGGAAAACATCAAAGCTTAACAGGTTTAGATAAGATTCGAGAAGATACAAAAAAACGTGTAGCAGCACATCGCGAAAGAAAAAAAACAAGTCTACTAAATGAAAGTAATGGATGTAACGTTACAGGTAACGGTTCGGGTAACAAAAATGAAACGGACATAGAAAAAGAATTAGAAAAAGAATTAGAAAAAGAATTAGAAGAAGAATTAGAAGAAGATATTAATAAATACATTGTCGAGATAATCAACCATCTCAACGAAACTTGTTCTACTTCCTATCGAACGTCAACTAAGAAAACAAGAGATTTAATCAAGGCAAGGTTTAAACAAGGTTTTAATATAGCGGATTTTAGAAAGGTAATAGATATAAAAGCTTCACATTGGATTGAAAATGAAGAATACAATCAGTATCTAAGACCATCTACCCTATTTGGAAATAAATTTGAAGAGTATTTAAATCAGCAACCTAAAAAAGGAGCGAATAGAAATGGCAACACCAATGAAAAAACTGGCAGAATCCCTGGAATCGAAGGTGAATTACCATTCTGATCAATGTATGAATCACTCTTATGAAATAGGTGGACAAAAAATCATTAAGCCAGTTCAAATGATTGAATACAAAGGACAAGTTGTTTGCCCTAGATGCGTAGTTGAACAAAACAACAAAGTTTTAGAAGAACAGGCTAATGCTCACTATAAAAAAATTAACCGTTTGCAAAAATTTAACATGCTGGAAAAGGCTAGTGTTATTACAAATAAGAAAATTCCTCTTTCAAGATTATCTGATTACAGAACCGGGTGTGATGAAACGATTAGTCACAAGAAAGCTATAGAAGAAACTTTGGAGGATTTAAAGAACGGAGAAATTAGAAAAGTTGTATTTACGGGAAATCAAGGGACGGCAAAAAGTTTCCTAGCATACAGCATGCTTCATGAATTAAATCAATATTTCTGGGATATCAGTCAGGGGGAAGAAAACTATCACCTTATGAAAAGTTGTTTATATGTGGAATTAGAAGCAATAACAAGGATGATTATGGATTCTTTCGATGATAAGAGCAGTAAATATACACTTCAATATTTCGTTCAATTAATTGGCCAAGCTGATTTTGTTGTATTAGATGACCTTGGCGCAGAAAGTGGGTCAACGGATTCGAATAGACAGGCATCGGATTTTATTCAACGTCTTTTATATGCAGTGTCAAACGCTAGACAAGGAATGAGTACATTTACTACAACAAACTTTACTGGAAAACAACTTTTTAATAAATATGATGCTAAAACCGTTAGTCGCTTATTAGGTGATTCAAAGGTTTTGAAATTCACAACAGCTGACCAAAGACTTGCAAATTTAGGTTTCTAATAAGGAGAAATAAAAAATGAAAAAAATCCAATTAACTGATGGAATGCCAACAAGTATTAAAAGAGAAGAGCTTAAAAGAAGTACAGAAAATTTATTGATGAAAATTAAAGAAGAATGCTTAAAAAGTGAGTTGAGTTATGTGGAGGTAAATAAGGCCCTTCATCTAGCTGATGAAGAGCTTTACAAAAGTGTAATTCATAATTCTTGCAAAAAGCCTTAAATTAGCTCGAATTTGTCTTCTTCTAATTCTTTTTTATACGCATCATATTGTTCTTGATTAGCACCTACAACATAGGCGGTGTTGTAGTATGTTTGCTCATTGTAGAGATCAATTACCTTGGTGCCAACATGCAGTAAGGTCCAACCTTTTTCTAAATAATTGTTGGCTCGTGAGTTAGCGGAATCATCATCAAACTCTAAAGTAAATACAATATCTTTCATTAAACTTCCCTCCCTTCAAGGGAGATTATACCAAAATAGTAGGTTTGAGTGGAAAAAGAATCTATTAAGGAGGAATAGGCATGTGTGTATTATGTCGTGATAAAGGAATTATTCGTAAAGAAATTTATTCAGGTGTAACTCTAACGGAAGGTTGTAACTGTGAAGTAGCAAAGCAACAACAAGAAGAAAATGATAAGCGTTGGAAAGCGTACTTAATTAAATTTGAGGCAATGAAGCAAGATTTACAACTTAATCAGCAACAAAAAGTTAGCTAACAAGAAAAAGGGGGATTTCAGTCGTATGAAGCCTACGAAAGTTGAAATCGATGTTAATGATAATAAAATTTACGTGGTCAAAAATGGTGAAGTTACTCCGCTGAATCCTCCAGCAACAGGATTTGGTGAACAAATCATTACGTGGCAAAGTGGGAAGGTTGATCGCGTATCAACTACGTATACGGAAAAAATCAAATAACTGGAGATGCGATTATGAAGCAATTATCGATTGATGATGTAATAGGGAGTTTTTGCTACAACGCCATAAGCACCAGTGAAAAGTTTTTAAATCCAAGTTTTGAAGTGCATTTTTACGATAAAGAAGAACGACAAAAAATGGATTGTTTTGATGCTAAAACAGAAGTTGAAGCTTGGAATGCCGCGGTAGAAGAGCATGGTGATGGAATTCAGAAGATTAGGATAACTTTTTCAGATCGCACTAGGGCAGAATTTTTGGCACTTGATTAGAAGGAGGATAGAACTGGAAAAATGCCTCAGTACGATTCGAGAAATCAGTTGTGAGAAACTGAAGGAATTAAAAAAGGAGCTGGAGATAATGAAGGAAGTAATCAAGGAATATATAAATCAATTGCAACAATCAGCGCTAGAAAACAGAAAGGAATCTGACAAAGCGTATGATGCTGGAGATTTAGGTTTATCAGGTTACTATCGTGGTCAATGGATTGCGAATGAGGGAACTGCAATTGCATTAGAGACTATCTTAAATCAGCATAGAGAAAAAAATGTAGGTTCAGATTTATTAAAGTCAGACCAAATTTGAATTTTGTAAGAAAAGACCTGCGGTAGTATGTCAAATGAAAAACAAAAGAATTTTTAGTTATCAAAGATCTATTTACTTAAAAAAGACATCACGAAACTACACCAGTAATATATGTAATTTACTGGAAATAATTGAAAGGTAGCGATGACAAGTTTTATGTCACACTTTCACGCACCTTTCTGGCGCAAAGAGTTGGTGACTACGTAGTAGCGCATCCACCAATCGCACAAGTTTTCTTGCGGTTAGAACGAGTGCACGTTTGTGTTGATGTTTAGGTACTTCATTATATTTTTTTACGTAATATTCTTGATAATCAGATACATGCCTTCTTACAGAGTTGGCGGCTTCAACTAAGTAATAACGTAAGTAGTGATTTCCATTACGAGATAATGATGTATTTTCTGCGGTAAATCGACCAGATTGGTGTGTACGCCAATATAATCCGGCATATTTTGCTATCTTGGTTTCATCATCAAATCTTTCGATTTGACCAATCTCAGCGATAATACCGGCGGCAAATACAGGGCCTATTCCAGGAATGGATTCGAGTGTTTGCGTTAATCCAGCCATGATTCGCTTAATAGATTTTTCTATTTCTTTGATTTGCTGTTGATAGGTCCGAATCACCGCAATTGACGTTCCTAAAAGAACATCGATTGAGTCTTCTACAACCTTATCCAAACGATAGGAAGAGCGAACAGCCCTTTGAATGGTTGATGCGACACATTTCGGATCACCGAATCGGTTTTTCCCTTTTGTTTGTAGGAACTCAGCGAGTTCCTCTAAAGGCATGTCGGCTAGTTCTTCTAGACTGAATTTTTCAAGAAACAGTTCCATCATGGCATTGCCAAAGATAGAAGAATCCACTTCTTGTGAGAACGTATTACATTTATAACTTAGGTGTTGGAGAAAATGTTGTTTTTCCTTTGTCAACATTCTAACGAGTTGATAACGAGATCTTGTTAATTGTTGAAGTGCCACATATTGATTTTCTTTTACGATAGACATTTGATTCCGTCCAAATCGTAAGTAATCAGCGATGACAAAGGCATCAATCTCATCTGTTTTATCCATGTCAGAATAGCTTTTCTTGAAATTTGCAATTTGTTTTGGATTCATCAGAAATACCTTTGCCCCAAAGCGTTGTAAGTCTTCATCATAATGGAGAAACATAGATGGATGAAAACTATAAACAGATGTGGATTCTAAGCCAATTTTAAAGATTTCTACCTTTTGATTGGCTATGTGCTTTAATAATCGCTCTTTGAGCGTTGTGGCACCTGGTAAATCATTATTGACTGAAAAGGAGTCTAACTTTTCTCCTTCACCATTTAGAATACAAACTTTTATATCAAACGAACTTACATCTAGACCAGCAAATAATCTCACGTAAGAGACCTCCTTTCGATTTAGAATCATTTCTTGGACGTCTCGAGATATCTCTAGTGTGTACGCCGACCAACAACCTCGTGTATGAGAGCTTGTCCTGAATCGAAAGCCGCCCTAGAGCTACTAACATCTAGGTTCGAGGGTCAGGCTGCTCAGCCTGCGAGTAGGGAGTCCCGCACGTTCACTGAGAAACACTCTTTTTATTGTGGTTAATCCACAGGGATGAGAAGAATTGTCCCAAATGATCCTATAATCATTATCTAGAAATATCTTGAGACGTCCAAGCATTTTATTTATTATAGGGCTCTTGTTATAAAAAAATATTGATCACCAATAGGGCTTAAATATTAATATACGAGGAGATGTTAATTATGGAAGATAGTAATAAAAATGGAAAATGTAAATGTGGTAAAGAGACTTTCAGAACGTTTAAATTTGGCGAGTCATCAATGTATATCTGCAATAAATGTACAGCGGAACTTGCTGATTATCTTATGGAACTTGCGAATTTAGATAAACAAGATACAGAACGCGGTAATCAAAACTAAACCAAAGCGTTATTTGAATAGAAAGGGAGTATAAAAATGGCACGTATTAAATTAATCGATGAAACAACAGATTTATCACAAGTAAAAAGACCTATTGGATGGGATTTAGAAGTAAACGGTGTTCCGTATGATGTTTATCGTATTGATGGATACAATCATACACTTGGCGGTAAGTTCTCAGAGAATTGTTATTGGGCATGTCCAGCAGGAGAGCAACCAACTTATAAAAACCTGATTGAGTTTAATGGTGATGCACCAACTTGGGGAGTAGTATTTGATCGTTCTAACTATATAAAAAACAAGTGGGATGAAACATCCGTTGAATGTAATGGGAGCTGCTGGATAACTCGTAACGGTAAGAAATTTTACAGCATTCCTGCACGATATATGGATTATGGTTTAGCGAAAGCACAATATCTGTTAGTAAAACTTTTAGAAGAATGTCCACTTTATTTATCAGAAAGAAATTGGCAAGAAAAAGCTATCGGTCGAAAAATTTGGTATGAGAATCAACCAGCTAAGATCACACGTATTACTAATGATTGTGAATTATGGATTGAACCAGATGGAATTCCTTGTTTTAAAGCTCCTGCTCATTGGGATTGCGATGATTTTTCTGATTATGAAGATGGATTACGAGTGGAGTTATTGTCATCTGATATCTATTGGTACAGAGATTAATAAATGTAACAAAATAGTTATTTTGGAGGGAAGCGAAAGTGGCGAAATGCAATTATGTCGGATGCAAAAATGATGCAACAACCAAAGGTTTTATATTTGCTAGAAATCTACAAGGCAGGAAGCATCTTCCTACAGATGTATACGCTTGCGATAAACATAAAAAGTCTTGCAGTTTTTTTGAATATAAAACTGCTAAAACAAACTAAATTAAATTCTTATTGTACGAGCAAAAATAAAAGAACCCGTTTCTTATGAACGGATTCTTCCCTTAAGGTGTGCAAGGAATACAAGGTAACTGGCCTAGGGAAACCTGTAGAATTCCTTGTGATTGTAATGTATGCAAAGGAATTAATAAGGTTAATGAATTTTAAACAAAATTCTCATTTTGGAGGGGAACGGAATGAAAATCAAAGTGAATGAGCAAACACAACGTTTTTATCTGGCGTTTGATGAATGGGTACCTGCAGTTGGTCATGAAATTAAAATAGGACAATATCGTTTTTGTGCAATTCCGTTAAGTGACTCTATTAATATTTCAGAAGTAACGTCAGGTGTGAAGGCTATAAGTGTCCCTATAAATTTAAAGGTTTGGATGTTAACAAGTACTAAGGAAGATACAATGTGGTTTTTAGAAAAAGTTGGTGAGCAGTTAAAACTAATTATGGAAGAACGAGGGAATTTTGATGAGTTACTTGAAAAGCAGAAAAAAATAGCTTTCGAGCGTTTAGGAGAAATGCCGCCAATTGAAGATGTTGATACGAATTGGATATTTGAGGAGGAAAGCGGAGTTGTACATTAATTAATACAAAACCTTTATTTTGCAATGAATAAAGAGCATACAAAGTGCATGCTCTTTCAATGAGATGATAGCTCACAATGTCCAATTTGTCAGCTTAATATAGTGTATGTATTTTTTCTTGTAGAGTGATAAAGAGATATTAAAAAAATAGTCATTTTACAACAAATAAAAAAGAGCACACATGTAGGTATGCTCTTTAACAAGAAAGGTAGATTTTTATGAAAGGGTGCCTCCATACAATATCATATGCCTGTCCAATTAAAAGGTGAAAAGTTTTTAATATAATCGATATTTCATTACAAGTAAAAAAAAGAGCACACATATAAGTGTGCTCTTAGATAAGAAAGGTAGGTATTTTATGAATGAAGATTCCCCATACAATAACATATGTTTGTCAGGTTTAAATGTGCCAAGTTTTCAATAAAAACGCTATTTTAGTAGAAAAGGATGTGCAGTTTGAAATCTGAAGAAATTAAACAGCTTATCACTGATTTAGAACGTAGAAAATCAGGTTTAAAACGGATCCAGAATGGTTTTTCGAGAATTCATAGTGAGGAATATCGAGAGGGTATTAATAAGCAAATAGGCATTTTGGATCACGTACTTATGAAATTGAATTGGATTATGAGGGAAGAAAGCAATTAGTATAAAAATTTCATTTTGTAGAAAATCAACAAAATAAAACGAGCACTTGTGCCAGAGTGCCCGTTTTATAAGATGACGTCATTTATTATGTTATGTTTGTGAGTCATGAACAATTAAATGCGTCCAAAAGTAAGGTTCGAAATAGTTTATGTACCTGTTAATAAATAGGTGCTTGTACTAAAAAGCAGTTAGCAAAAGCTAACTGCTCAAAAACTTGTTGGAAGCTATCTAGGGAAGATAGTCCAGTATTAGTATTGACAGGATATTGAATTTTATTCAGGGGAGGAAGAGAAATGAATAGCGCATGTACATGTCACATTAATCCTGAAGAATGTACTTATTGTAGATGGAAAGGAATGAGGGTTGGGACATTTGGGTGTGGAGCTGCAATTAAGTTTCCTGATGGAAGAATGATGAAGTTTCACACGTTAGATATAGACCAAGCTTATGAATTGGCTGACGCATTAAGTGATTTAGTATTTGGATTTGAAATGGAGGTAGAGGTAAATGATTGAGATTGCTCTTAAAAGTGGAAGGAGTTTAGGGTGGATATTTGACACCGACCAAGAAATGCAAAAAACGTGGGAAGAAATGAAGAAAGCGGATTATACCAAGAAAGGTGCTATCGAATGTAATGGGACTTTAATTCCCTATACCAGTATTGAATTTTTAAAGTTAAAGAAAACCCAATAAAATAATCCTTTGATGGAGAAAGGAGCTTAAAAAACAGGGACAATTCACGTTTAGATTATTTTTGAATGTAATGGGTATTAAAAGTGTTAAAATGCTTCAGAATGGAAAAGAGAGGCATTTAAATGAAGGGGTGAGAGAATTGGCGAGTATAAAGAAAAGGAAAGTGAAAAAAGCAATTGCGCGTCGTTCGAAAATTATAGAAGGTGCTGAGAAAGAAAGGGTTAAAAAAGCTTGGAGAAACATTTTTTTGCAGGCTGGTATTTTGAAGTGAAAAGAAATTGAATAGGGTCCGGCTAGAAAACTAGAGGACACCAATTTTTAGAGCAGCAATTAAGCTGTTTTAAGAAATGGTGTCCTCTTTCTTATTTTTTGAGTGGGGTGAAAAAAATGAAAGCACTAAGAGATCAATTACGTGAATGGGAAAAACAAACGAAACAAACAAAAAAGAAAAAAACAAAAGAGAATTTTAGCACTCGTGAAATTGAGGATTTAATGGGGATGCATAGACCTTGTTATGAGCGTAGACGTGGAGCGTTAAGACAAAAGTAATAAAAAATAAAAGGAGTGGTCTGGAATGGCTAAGCAATTATCTTTCTTACCAAAAATCGATAGAGCAGCAACACAAGAGAAATTAGAGAGTATTCTGGAGAGTGTACGTATATATAAGCAATTTGGAATGATGCGTAAGGAAATGAAAGTCACTCCTTCTTATGAAAGGAGAGAGCATGGTCCTACACATGCAGTTGGCAAACCGTTAGAAGATGTAGCAATCTCTAATATTCAACAAAGCAAGCGTGAAGAATGGTTAGAGAAAATGGCATTTCGAGTTGAACAAGCATTAAGTCGATTCGGAAACAGTACAGCTGGAAAAAATCAGAGGGACATTATAGTTAAACGGTATTTAGAAGACGAAGATGTGTGCGATTATATGGTGTATAACGAAATTGGCATGAGTGAACGTACGTATCGACGTGTGAAAGCTAGAGCGTTTTATAAATTGGCCTTTGCTCTTAGATTAGAAGTTTATGAAACTGAAGAAACTGGAGGGAATGAATCATGAATTTTGTTCAGCCCATACGTGATACAGAGCAAATACAACAAATCAAAGAATATTTAAAAGAAAAGAATGCACGTAACTATATTTTATTTGTAATGGGAATTAATACAGGTTTACGTATAAGTGATATTTTAAAACTAAGGGTTGGAGATTTAAAAGGTAGTCATATCTCAATGCGTGAAATGAAGACAGGTAAGCAAAAACGCATACAAATTACAGCAGCACTAAAGAGAGAGCTTCGATGGTTCAATGAAAACAGAGAAGATGATGAGTACCTATTAAAAAGTAGGCAGGGAAAAAATCGTCCAATCGGTCGCAGTATGGCATATAAAATACTAAGTGGAGCGGCAGCAGAGTTCGGATTAGATGAAATAGGCACACATACCTTGAGAAAGACGTATGGGTATCATATGTACATGCAAACGAAAAACATAGCATTACTTATGGAGATATTCAATCATTCGTCAGAGAAGGTCACGTTACGTTATATAGGTGTAAACCAAGATGCAATGGATAAAGCAATGACTAGGTTTAAAATCTAATCATTGCTTTTTTCTTTTTAAATCTATACAGTTACTCATAAATTTCGTACTGTGTAACCCAAAAGAGAAAGTGAAATGAAATCAATGATACCAAGGGCTGTAGCGTTTGGCTCAGTTACACACAATTAAACATATGGGTAATTGGAAGGTATAAAATATGCACATGACGTATACAAGTTATATAGAATGAATGAGAGGTGGAACAGATGATGTGTGAAGAGTTATTACAAGCGTTGGTTCAATATCAAATGCAGCAAGGAGAAAAGCCGAACACATTAAGGTTAAACCAAGATTACTATAGAGCAGTATTAGAGCAATTAGCTTATCCTGATTGGCTAATTGAAAAGAAAATTAAGAATTTGGATCAGTCGTTTCTCGGAGTTCAGGTGGAACTAACAAGTGAAGTGGAAACGTTTGAAATGAGGCAGATAAAAAAAGTGGCAGAGTTTTGACCGCTTTTTGGCAGGAAATGTGCCGGTTGTTTTGGAATTATCGTGTTATATTTGTATTGTGAGAAGTGGCGGAAAACACAACTCATAAAATTTCTTTATAATATATGTTGTTTAAACGGTTTCATAATGACGGCACATAAAATCCGAAACCAGCAGATGGTACTGATTGAATGTTACCGTTAATAAGGAGAGCTTTTGCTCTTCTTTGAGCTAACAACATCCTAGGTAGACAGAATCAGGAGAACCTGATAAGTTTTCCGATGGTGTCTGTCGCGGTTGTTAGCTGAGAGAAGAATAAAACTTCACATACCGGAATTAAAGTATAAATTAATAACCCATTTCAAAGCATCCATTCGGGTGCTTTTTATTTTGGAGGAGGATGAGAGATGGAATCTATAACAGAAATAATTGCTGATTTTGAAAAAAGAATTAACGATCTACAAAGAGATAATGAAGGTTTAATTCAAACGTTAAATTGTGTTTCAGCAAGTGTAGAAGGATTAAGTCGAAAGGTTAGTATGTTAGAAAAGGGATTAGCAACGAAAGCGGATATAACTCATGTTCGATGATTAATCAAACAAGTGGTGTCTTGTTTGTTGTTAAGGAAAGGTAAGCGCAAACGTGTTGCATTTAAATATAAGGAGTGAGAATAGATGAGTAGAGAGTTATACAATTATGAATGTCGTAACTGTATGTATTCGTTTAAATCACCTGTGTGTGTAGATGGTATAGGGCAATGTAAGAAATGCGGACATGATAGTGTGTATTTGAATGTTCAATCAACCGGAGTTCACGTAGAAAAGGTAGAACATAAAGATGTACTAGAAGTTTTATCTAAGTTTTCAACAGAAGAATTGATTAAAGCATTGACTCTAAAGGGAGATGTACAGGTTCATAATACAACTGAGGATACATACAAAGTAAGTATGGACTTAATGAAAGTAAAGAAACATGTATTAGTAATTAATAACTGTGATCCTCAAGTAGTAGAGCAACAAAGAAGAGTTTTGGATGCTGAAATGATTCGCTTTGCTGGTGGTTGTGAATGAGTGCATTCGTACAAAATGTAATTGGTGTGAATGAAGCTGCATCTATTCTTGGTGTTTCACCAGGTTATGTCAAGAACCTTTGTGCTCAAGGGAAGATTGTAGCAAAGAAGATCGGCAAGACATGGGTGATTGATAGAGCGAAGTTAAGAGGGATACAAGAGAACATAAATTTTATATGTATGTTCTGTGGATATAAAGAACAGTTGAGTGCAAGGAATGCAAAGTATAAGGATGGATTACGTTGTAAGCAATGCGAATGTGGTGGTGCAATGATTGATGAAAGAATACAAAACCAAACAACAGAAGCGTAAGTTCTATGATAGTGGTGCATGGAAACGATTAAGAGAACAAGTAAAGAAGCGTGACAACTATGAGTGTCAAGAGTGCAAACGAAATGGTCGAGTACAAACAGATACGAATGAATACAGTGAGGGTGCAAAACGTAAGAAGATTCAACTCGTTGTACACCATATAAAAGAACTAGAACATCATCCAGAACTTGCATTAGAAAAAGACAATCTTGAAACAGTCTGTGTGGATTGCCATAACAAAGAACACGGTAGAACATTCGAAAAGAAACCGAATAAATGGGAAAACGATGAAAAGTGGTGAAACTGATTTAGAATCAATCCCCCCCTTAAAATATTTCAATCTTTTTCGGGGAACCAGGCACCGGGGAGGGGGTCGTTTTTCCAGATTTTTATGCTGTTTCGTATAGGACCCCTACCCAGTATGAAAATATGATTGAATCGAGGTGATATTATGGCGGACATTGATGAACGTGAGGTACTAGTTAATAAAGAAAAAAATCGTTTAAAAAGATTATTTAAAGACATCCCACCCAGTAAGTTAAAAGTGGTTGAAGGATTAATTATTCAGGCAGCAAGATTACGAGTTTTATTAAATGAGATGTGGATGGATATATCTGAGAATGGTGACTATGAAATGTTCTCACAATCTGATAAAACAGAGCCGTATGAAAGAGAACGACCTGTTGCCCGATTATATAATACCCGTGATCAATCATATCAAAGGGTCATTAAACAACTAACGGATTTGCTGCCAGAAGGAAATAATAAAAAAGAAATTAAGAAATATTCGGCAAGTGATTTAATATGATTGTTCATAAGTATGTAAGTGAATATATAGAACTATTTGAAACGGGAACAGTATTATTAAATAAAGAACGTATCATGCTTATACATTATTTAAAGCAAGATATATTAACCCGTAATGACTTACATTTCGATATGGATTTAATTCATAAATGTGTAACTTTCATAGAAAAGTGGCATTTCAAATTAAATTCCTTTCAGAAATTTTTAATAGCATTTGTGTTTTTGTTTGATGAATATGAGGATGTTTATTTTGATCAGCATTTCTGGATGATGGCAAGGGGCGCTGGTAAAAACGGATTGATTAGTGCATTGACACACTTCTTTATTAGCGAATTGCATGGTATTGAGCATTACAACGTATCAGTAGTTGCTAATACAGAAAGGCAGGCTAAAACTTCTTTTATAGATGTTTATGAGAAGAATAAAAAACATGAAATATTAGATGAGTTATTTGTATCAACAAAACAATTGATAACAAATAAAGCTACTCGTTCGACTTTTGAATTTCATACATCTAATGCAGGAAGTAAAGACTCGTTAAGAGACGGTTGTGTTATTTATGATGAGATACATAGGTATGAAAATAGCGATGTTGTAGAAGTGTTCTCTAGTGGTTTAGGTAAAGTTCCTAACTCTAGGGAATTTTTTATTACCACAGATGGATTTGTTCGTGAAGGTTATCTTGACAAAATGAAAGAGCGAGCTATGAATATCCTGAAAGGGAAAGAAAAAGAAGATAGGTTGTTTCCTTTTATTTGTAAGCTTGATAACGCAGAAGAAGTAGACAATCCCGATATGTGGGAAAAAGCAAATCCGATGTTTAGTAAGCCAATGAGTCAATACGCTAGAGGATTGTTTAAGAAAGTTATGCGTCAGTATAAAAATCTAGAAAACGATCCGTCTAACAGAGAAAATTTCATGACTAAGAGGATGAATATACCGGAAGTAGATTTAACCAAGGCTGTAGCTCCATGGGAAGAAATCATGCGTACAGGGTATGAAGAAGATGGAGAAACATTGAGAGAAATACCAGATTTAACACATAAAGTTGCTGTTGGTGGTCTCGATTACGCCAGCATTAAAGACTTTGCATCGGTGGGACTCCTTTTTAAGCATAGGGAAAACTATATATGGAAAACTCATTCCTTTGTAAGAAAAGGTTTCTTGGATAAAGTGAAATTAAAAGCTCCTATTTATGAGTGGGCTGAAAATGGATTACTAACTATAGTAGACGAACCTGTTATTAATATTTCTCACATAGTTGACTGGTTTGTAAAAATGCGTGAAATGTATGGAGTAAATACGATTGTAGCTGATACATTCCGTTTGGATCTTGTTAAAACAGCACTGGAAGCGGAAGGATTTAAATTGTTATATATTCGTAATCCGAAAGCTATTCATTCTTTATTAGCTCCACGTGTTGAAACGTTGTTTGCAAATGGACAAATCATATTTGGTGATAATCCATTAATGCGTTGGTACACCAACAACGTATATGTCCACATTAGAAAAGATGGAAACAAAGAGTATCTGAAAAAAGATGAATTTAAAAGGAAAACGGATGGATTCCAAGCCTTTATTCACGCTTTATGGCAAGCTGACAACATTCTTGAAGAAGAAGTTGAGTTTATGCTAGATGAAATTGATTTTTAAGGGGGTGATTACAATTGGGTGGCTTGATAATGTGTTTAATAGAAATAAAGAGTTAGGCTATATGTACGATGAAGATATAGTTTCAGAAACAACGAATAGGATTCATATGAAACGATTGGCTATTGAAATATGTGTATCTTTTTTAGGTAGGACAATTAGTCAATCAGAATTCAGAGTGAAAAATCAAAAAGAATTTTTAAAAAATGAATTGTACTATCGTTTGAATGTTAGACCGAATAAGAATATGACAGCAAGTACTTTTTGGGAAAGGCTAATTCGTAAACTTATCTATGATAATGAATGTTTAGTAATCCAAGCTGATGATAGTGATCTACTTATTGCGGATTACTTCCAACACAATGAATATGCTGTGTTTGAAGATACTTTTACAAACGTAATGGTAAAAGATTATGAATTTAAGCGATCTTTTAAACAAAGCGAAGTTATTCACTTGAAATATCGTAATGATAAGTTGTCACCGCTAATTGATGGGTTGTTTACTGACTACGGTGATCTATTCGGACGAATATTAAGTTCGCAAAAACGTAAAAATCAAATTCGTGGTGTAGTAGATGTAGAAGCACAGGTGGCAAAGACTGAAGAAGGTCGAGGGAAATTGCAAAAGTTTGTGGAGAAAATGTATAAAGCATTTGGAGAAAAAGATATTGCAATTGTACCCCAACAACCAGGTTTTAAATTCAGTGAGACATCATCTGGTGGTGGAAGTTCTGGACAAAGCGTGGAAGAAATCAATAAAGTGACGAATGGTTTTTTAAATCAAGTGGCAATGGCTATCGGAATCCCAACAGCTTTGTTATATGGCGAAATGGCTGATGTAGAGAAGCAAACGAAAAACTACATGCTTTTCACAGTAAGACCATTATTGAAAAAATTATCTGATGAAGCAAATGTAAAATTCTTTGAAATGAATGAATATCTTTCAGGACAAAAGATTGAAGTTAAGGCTGTTTCTTATCAGAGTATATTTGACCTTGCAACAAGTATTGATAAACTCATTTCTTCAAGTGCATTTACAGGAAATGAGATTCGTTCAGAAGTAGATTATGAAGAGTCTGATGATCCAAACTTAAATATCCATCATATTACGAAGAACTATACGAAACTAAATGAATCTGAAGGAGGTGAGAAATGATGGAACATTTGAACATGAATAAGCTTTTAAATTTAAAACGAGATATTCGCTTTGAAGCTAAAGGTGAGAATGAGTATAAATTAACTGTTTATGGGTCAATCGGTGGATGGTTTAGTGAAAATAATGCTGAAGCTGTGAGAAGAAAAATTCAAGATGTTAAAGCAGAAAAAATTCACGTTCATATTAATTCGGGTGGAGGTTCCGCATTTGATGGTGTAGCCATTTGTAATCAGTTAAAGCAGCATGATGCAGAAATTATAGTTCATATTGATGGTTGGGCAGCTAGTGCCGCATCTGTAATTGCAATGGCAGGTGATAAAATCATTATGCCTAGTAATACTATGATGATGATTCATCAAGCAAGTACCTTTGAATATGGAAATGCAGACCTTTTTGAAAAAACCGCACGAGATCTACGAAAGATTGATTCAGCTTTAGCGGCATCTTATAAGAAACGTTTTGTTGGAACAGATGAAGAATTAAAACAGCTTTTAAAAGATGAAACTTGGCTAACAGCAGAGGAAGCAGTTGCTCTTGGTTTAGCTGATGAAATTGCTGATGAAATCGAAATAGATGACACGCAAGAAGATGAAGAAGAGGAAGTTGTAGAAAACTTCAAAGAAGATTTAGTAGCTAAGTATACGAAACAACCAAATAATCAAAATCCAAAAGAGCTTATTCAAGAGCCTGTTAATACAAAACAGAATCTGAGTACGCTCTTTTTAAATCTAGGAGGAAAATAAAACATGGTGATTAAATTTAATAATTTTGAAGAGAAAAAACTAGCTTTTGCGAAAGCGACACAGGAAGGAACACCAGAAGAACAAACAGCGGCATTAAATTCTATGATTGAAGCACTTGCTATAGATGTACGTTCGGATATCTTGAATCAAGTCAATGAATCTATTGTAGACCGCTCTATTATGCAGTCTCGTGGTTCTAACGTATTAACGAGTGAGGAAATGAAATTCTTTAATGCAGTCGTTCAAGATGGTGGATTTAAAGATACTGAAACATTACCTAAGACAACACAAGAACGAATTTTTGATGATTTAGTTCAAGGTCATCCGTTGTTAGAACATATCGGATTAGAAAACTTAGGTGCTGTGACAGAATTTATCTATGGAGATCCAGAAGGTGCAGCTGTATGGGGACCATTATTCGGTGATATTAAAGGCCAACTAAATGCTACATTCCGAAAAGAGTCTATCTCTCAACTTAAATTAACGGCATTTATCCCATTGGCAAATGACATGCTTAAACTTGGCCCAGTGTGGGTGGAACGCTATGTTCGTACAATGATTTCAGAAGCTATGTCTGTAGGTTTAGAACGCGGATTCGTAATTGGTACAGGTAAAGATGAGCCTATCGGATTATTAAAAGATCCAAGTGGAAGTGTTGTTGGAGGAGTATATCCAGATAAAAAAACAGCGGGGATTTTAACGTTTGAACCAGGTCGCAAAACAATCAACGAATTAAAAGGTGTGGTTAAATTACTGGCTAAAAAGCTAAATCCTGATGGTAAAACTGATGCAGACAGACCAAAAAATATTGCTGGGAAAGTCGTTATGGTAACAAATCCATTTGATACTTTTGATATCCAAGCAAATGCAACAATTCAAAATGCGGCTGGAGTGTATGTGACAAGCTTACCTTTCAATCCAACTCCTACAGAATCTGTGTTTGTACCTCAAGGAAAGGTCTTGTTTTTTGTTAAAGGAGAATATATTGCAGCGATGGGTGGAACGGAACCAATTAAAAAATATGAAGAAACATTAGCTTTAGAAGATGCAACGCTTTATATCGCTAAGCAATTCGCTACAGGTAAGCCAAAGGATAAATATACATCACAAGTTTACACATTAAAACTTGAAGAAGCACCAACTCCACCAGCTCAAGGGTGATGTGAATGGAAACAGTAATTTCTAATGAAATATTACAACAATTCAAAGATAAGATGCACTTAGGTGATGATGAAGATGATAACCTAAAGCGCATCCTATCTACGTCTAATAAAGCTTTATTAAGAGTTTGTGGGGATTATGATATTAACAATGACGAGGATGAAGAGTTCAAAGAATTAGTCTTTGAACGTTCTCGTTATGTTTATAATGATGCTCTTGAGTATTTTGACAAGAATTTTTTAAGTCAGATTAATAGCTTAAGTATCGAAAAAGCTTTAGAAGAAATAAAACTGGACGGTGATTAATATGCGTCCTTTTCAATACAAAAAACCTTTAAATACAGGTGATTTTAGGAATCGAATTATCATTGAACAACCTGAAGTAATAAAAGATGAATTGAATCAAGAAGTTGAAACAGGTAATTGGCAAGAAGTAAAAAAAGCATGGGCGATGATAAAAACGGTAAAAGGGTCTGAGTATATTGAAGCTTCCGCTTCACAAAGCACACGAATTTATCGGTTTGTAATTCCTTATACAACAGGTATTACAGAATTGATGCGAATTATTTTGAAGGATAAAACAAGGCTTAGAACCTTCGATATCATCGAACCGCCAATGAATGATGATGAAATGTATCAAACATTGACTATTATCGCAAAGGAGCATACTTAACATGAATGATTTTGCGAGTGAACTTGCTAGAGAATTACAAAGATATGCAAATGTTGTGGAAGAAGATTTGGAAAATGAAATCGATGAAGTAGCAGATATTGCTGTAAGTAAATTAAGGCAAAGTGGTCCTAAAAAAACAGGTGCTTATCGTAAAGGTTGGCGTAAGAAAAAAGAGGGGAATGGCGTTGTTCTTCATAATACAAAAGGGCAATTAACACATCTCTTAGAAAATGGGCATGCGAAAGTGGGTGGAGGTCGAGTGCCAGCACAAGTGCATATTCGCCCAGTTGAAGAATATGTAATCGATGAATTGCCAAGACGTATGGAAAGAGTGATTCAACAATGACATTAGGTGAATTAACAAAAATCCTTGAAGCTACAGGTTATCCTGTGGCTTATTCGCATTTTACAGCAACGCCAAGTAATCCAGTTCCAGCGCCACCTTATATATGTTTTCTTGTGGATGGATCAGCAAACTTGATGGCTGATAACAAGGTCTATCACAAGATTAATGATGTAAATATCGAACTTTATACCACAAAAAAAGACTTGGTTGCAGAAGCCAAGCTTGAAAAGGTCCTAGACAATCATGAAATACCTTATGATTCGCCATTTGAAGGGATTATTGAAACAGAAAAAATATATCAAAAATTTTATGAAACGAGGTTGATGTAAATGAATGAAAATAAGGTAACATTCGGTTTGAAAAATGTACATTATGTACCATTAGATACTAAGGATTTTTTAGTTACATTTGGGACGCCAATTCCATTACCTGGTGGAGTTGAACTAACTTTTGAGCCACGCGGTGATTTAATTGAATTCTATGCAGACGACATGCTTTATTACGCGGCAAGTAATAACCAGGGTTACGATGGAACATTAAGTATTGCTACTATCCCAGAAAAATTTGCTATTGATGCACTCGGTGAAGAATTAGACGAAACGGATGGTGTATTAAATGAATTGGCTGATGCAAAAGGAAAACCATTCGCTTTATTATTTGAGTTTGATGGTGACGTGAATGCAACTCGACATGTTATGTATAACTGTTCAGCAAGTCGTCCAACACTTGCATCTAAAACAAAAACAAGTTCGGCTGAACCAAATACAAATGAACTGAAGTTTGTTTCTAGCCCAATTGTTTTAGTACCTGGTGGAAGACCAATGGTTAAAACGAAAACGACTGCTAAAACAACACAAGCAATTTATAACGACTGGTACAAAAAGGTATATGTAAAAACACCAGCAGCACCAAAAGGAGCGTAATAGTAAATGGAAAAGACAATTACAATAGACGGAAAACAAGTCCGATTAAAAAGTACAGCAGCTACTGTTAAACGATATAAAGCGCAATTCAGACGTGATTTATTTGCTGATATGTTTAAGTTAGGGATTTTGTCTCCTTCAAATCCTCAAGAGGGTGCACTAGCCACTATTGATTTAGCAAATGCAGATTTAAGTAAGCTAGATTTTGAAGTTGTATATGATTTAGTTTGGTTATATGCGAAAACAGCAAATCCAGAAATTGATGATCCAATTACATGGTTAGACGGTTTTGATGAATTCCCTATCTCAGAGATTATTCCAGAAATTATGGATATGATTCAAAGTACGATGGGCGCAAAAAAAAAATAAAGAAAAGTAATGGAGAGCAAGGGACGTTCAGTGATGAAGAATTAACCACTGATACGTTCCTTGCTCTTTGTTATAAAGCGAAATTAACGCATTGGGATTTGGAAGTCATGACAATTGGAGATTGTTTTGATTATATTGCAGAATTCGCTGAAATGGAGAATCCAGACAAAGAAAAAGTCAGAAAAGCAAACCAAAAAGACTTTGATTCATTCTAAGAAAGGGGTGAAAGAATGGCTGGAGGAAAAATCAAAGGGATTACGATTGAAATTGGTGGGAATACGCAGCCGTTACAAAACGCTTTAAAAGATGTAAATAAACAGAGTGATAGCTTAGCGACCGAACTGAAAGAGGTAGAGCGCCTTTTAAAATTTAATCCTGGTAATGTGGAAGCATTAGCCCAAAAACAACAGTTGCTTACACAACAAATTGAAAACACTACACAAAAGCTCGATAAATTAAAAGAAGCGGAGCAGCAGGTTCAAGCACAATTCCAAAACGGAAAGATATCGGAAGAACAATATCGTGCGTTTAGACGTGAAATTGAATTTACACAAGGGTCACTTGATGGTTTGAAAAATAAGCTTGGTAATATGAAAGCTGAACAAGAAAATGTGGCAAGTTCAACAAGACAATTAGAAACGTTGTTTAGCGCTACAGGCAAAAGCGTGGATGATTTTGCAGGCGCATTAGGTAATCGTCTTGTAAATGCAATTAAAAGTGGATCGGCTACAAGTCGACAGTTAGAACAAGCAATTGGTCTTATTGGTCGTGAAGCTTTAGGAACTGAAGCTGATATTGAAAAGTTACAACGTGCGCTACGATCTGTGGATGCGGGGAATTCAATTCAGCAAGTACGAAATGAACTGAGAGATTTACAACAAGAAGCTGGGAGAACTGAGAAAAAGTTTGAAGGATTAAAAATAGGATTGGAAAATGTCATTGGTGGTATGGCGGCTGGTGGCGGTATTGCTAGTGCAGTCGAAAAAGCAATGGATATGTCAAAATTGAAAACTAAGATTGATATCACTTTTGATGTTCCAGAGTCTTCGAAAAAATCAGTGGAAGAAGCTATTAGGGGCGTTAGTACTTATGGTATTGACGCTGAAGAAGCATTAGAAGGTGTTCGCCGACAATGGGCATTAAATAAGGATGCTTCTGATGAAACAAATTCCGCTGTGGTTAAAGGGGCAGCGACTATTGCAGCATCCTATGCTGGAATTGATTTTAATGAACTTATACAAGAAACCAATGAGATTGGTGCAACGTTAGGTATTACTAACGAGGAAGCATTGGGGTTAGTTAATACATTATTAAAAACAGGATTTCCACCTGAACAATTAGATATTATTGCAGAATATGGGGATCAGATGATTCAAGCTGGATTTTCGGCTAAAGAAGTCCAAGGGATTATGTCAGCAGGAGTAGATACTAAGAGTTGGAATATCGATAATCTATTAGATGGTGTTAAAGAAGGGCGTATCAAAATGGCCGAATTTGGTGCGGGTGTAGATAAATCTATGCAAGAGGTTTTAGATAAAACAAAAATTTCAGCGGACCAGTTTGAAAAATGGGGGCAGGCAATTGCTGGCGGTGGTGAAAATGGACAAAAAGCTATGCTTGAAGCAACTAAGGCTTTAGCTGGTGTTGAAAATGCAACAGACAGAAATGCACTTGGCACGAAGATGTTCGGTACTCTTTGGGAAGACCAAGGAAAGAAAATCATCGACACCATTTTGAAAGCGGAAGGTAAACAAGTCGATTTAAAAAAAGGAGTAGAGGACTTACAGGGTGCTACTTCTAAAATAGATGCATCTCCAGCGGTTAAATTTCAACAAGCCATGCAAGATTTACAAGTTGCCCTTCAACCTGTTCTTGCAGTTATAGCAGATCTTGTCTCTAAATTCGCTGAATGGATTTCTAATAATCCTGAATTAGCAGCAACGTTAACAGCGATTGCTGTTGCTATTGGTGTAATTGCAGGGGCGTTCATGGCTTTAGCACCAATAGTTGCTGTTATAACAAGTATAGGATGGGCGATGACAGGATTGGTTGCTATTATTCCGATAATAGTAGCACTTGTTGTCGCTCTAGGTGTTGTAATTTATAAAAATTGGGATGATATCAAACAATGGACCATTGATGCCTGGAATGCAATTGGAGAATTTTTAGTAGGCATATGGGATGGGATTGTACAATGGGCCAGTGAAACGTGGAATAGCATTAGTGAATCTACATCGGAAGTTTGGAATTCGATTAAAGAATACTTAATAGAGTTATGGAATGGGATAGTTGAGTCTTTATCTGAAATATGGAATTCTATTGTTGAAACGACTATAGAAATATGGAATTCCATTGTGGAGTATTTGACTGGAATTTGGGATGGAGTAGTTGAAACATTATCGGAAGTTTGGAATGGCATCAGTCAAACTACTTCTGAAGTGTGGACAGCGATTAGTGAGTTTTTCATTAATACTTGGAATGGACTAATTGCCTTTTTAACTCCTATTTTACAAGGGATTGCTGATTTCTTCTCTATGATTTGGAATGGTATTTCCACGGTGATTCAAACGGTATGGGGTTTTATTACTCAATACTTACAAGCAATTTGGACGGCTATTTTATATTTCGCCACTCCAATTTTCGAGTCTATACGAGAGTTTTTAGCTTCGGTATGGGAATCTATTAAAGAAAAAGCTACGGCGGTGTGGGATGCACTTACAAATTTCTTAACAACTTGTTGGAATGGAATCGTTTCAATTGCAACAACTGTATTTGAGTGGATTAAAAATACAGTTACCACCGTTTGGGATACAATCAGTTCAGCAACAATGTCTGTATGGAACGCTGTTAAGAGTTTCTTACAATCATGCTGGAACGGGTTAGTAGCTTTTGTAACGCCAATATTCACCTCAATAAAAGATTGGATTGTGAATACATGGAATACGATTAGTTCCACAACAAGTGCAGTATGGAATACGATTAAAAGCTATCTATCTAGCTTGTGGAACGCAATTGTTTCCACAGCGAATTCTGTATTCAATAGCATCAAAGAAGCTATTTCAACTGTATGGAATATGATTAGTAGCACAAGCAGTAGCATTTGGAATGGTATTAAATCGACTCTCTCAAACATTTGGGAAGGTATTAAGTCAACAGCATCTTCTGTCTGGAATGGATTAAAAGAAGCCATTATGACTCCTGTTCGTTGGGTAACAGATGCTGTTAGTGGAGCGTTTGAAGGCATGAAATCAGCGGTATTAGGCGTATGGGATGGTATTAAAAGTGGTATTCGTACAGCTATCAATGGAATTATTCGTATCATAAATAAATTTATAGATGGCTTTAATACACCAGCAGAATTACTAAACAATATACCAGGAGTTAGCGCGCCGACTATTCCACATGTACCAATGCTTGCGAAAGGTGGAAAACCTGTAGGAGATGGCTCATTTATTACTGGAGAAAAAGGCCCTGAACTGTTTACCAAAAGAGGGAATTCCATCACGGTTACACCGTTATCTTCAAAAGAAAGATCACTGGGTATCACTGGAACTATGAATCAACTAATGGGTGACATGAGTCGTATGATGGCTAATTCCATGAATCAATTATCAGGTTTAAAGAGTGTTATGAGTGGTGTGTATGGAAATATGTCAAATAGTAGACAAGCGATGGCAGCTAGTGTTGCGAATCAAGTGATTCATTATTCTTCGGGATCATCTGGTGGTGGAGTCATTCCAATGCTTGGTGGAGATTTCGTTGTGGAGGTTCCTGTTGTTTTAGAGGGACGAGATGTAGCGCGTGGTACATATCGCTATACAACCGAATATCAAGAACGAGAAACACAGAGGGATTCAGACTTTTAAGTTTGAGTCTCTTTTCATTTGAAAAGAAATGAGGTGGCAACGTGAGCTCTTTTACATTTAACAATATACGCAAGGATTTTATTCAAATCGAAAAAGGGTGGAAAAAACCAGCGTGGGCTCCGTTAAAACGGAACTTTTTAAGCGTTCCAGGTTATCCAGGTGCAAGATTATTAACGACAGAAACTGAAATGCGAGTTTTACCTGTTCCAGTCGGAATTATTGTTCCTGATGGATCAGACTTAGAAACAGTAAAAGAAGAAATAGCAGAGTGGTTAATTACAGAAAAACCTGTTGAATTAGTCTTTGATGTAACACCTGATAGGACATACCTAGCGGTTATTGATGAAGATTTTGATCCAGAGGATTTTGTTACGTTAGGTAAAGGTATTTTGAACTTTGTTTGCCCAATGCCTTATAAGTTAGGAAATGAGAAAACGGTTGATTTTGCAAATGAAGGTCGAGGGTTAATTGCCAATGTCCAAAACAAAGGCTCTGTGCATTCCAATCCGATTATTGAAATTGATATTACAAAGCCACATACTTTTTTAGATGTATGGTTTGAAGATAAATGTGCAAAGGAACCAGATTATTTTCGTATTGGAATGCCATTAAAAATGGAGCAATTGCCTGTAGAAAGAAATCAACGTCTTATATGGGATGATATGTCCACAACTGTAGGGTGGAGTAAGGTTAGTTCTATGGAAGATGGTAATCCGGTTGGTGAAATGAAAACAGATAGTTACCAATTCTATTGTTCGGACTATGGCTCAGGTAATGGATGGCATGGGGCAGCTGTTAAAAAGAGCATCCCTGGTGGACCAGTAGAAGATTTTATTATGCAAGCCCATGTTACATGTAAGAGTAAAAACATTAATGAAATGGGACGAGTTGAGATAGCGATACTCGATGAAAATAGCAAAGTTCTTTCAAAGATTGCTATGAACGACCTCTATTGGCAAGCTGAACAAAATTTTGGAACGATGGTAATTGGATATGATAATAAGCCTGGAAAAACAGGTTTAATTTATGAGAGTGGTGATTATCCCAATACGTGGAATCAGTATTATGGTAGGTTGTGGATTGCTAGAACGGGTAATGATTGGGAAGCGTATATTTCAAAGTTTCTTCCTGGAACAGGAAAAGATGATGCAGAGCGCTTTGCAAGATGGACCGATAAAGACAGTAAACATATGGAAAAAGCAGCTCAAATACAGATTAGTATCATGCAGTGGCAAGATGTTCCGCCAGTAGAAGCGATGACCGTTTCTGATTTGAAATTTTGGAAAGTGAATTTAAATAATCAAAATACACCACCTTATATAGTCGATGTTGGTGACAAAGTTGTGATTGATACAGAAAGCAGTCATGTCAGTATTGAAGGGAAAAACGCTATTAACATAAAAGATATTTTTAGTAATTTTCCTGTTATTAATAAAGGTACGAATAAACTTGAAATCATACCTTCCGATATAGGAACAGCAAAGGTTACATATAGGGAGCGATTTAGATGAGAACACCAAGTGGAATATTACATGTTGTTGATTCACAAACAGATCAAATTATCGGAGCGATTCAATCAAAGGATTATTGGAATGACAATAGGCATTGGGAGATTAAAAATAATGTTGATAAGCTAGATTTTACGGTTTTTGATGGTACAAAAGAAGCCGCAGCGCTTACGCAACAAAATTTGGTCTTAAAAGAGGTAAGGGGTGGACGAATTGTTCCATACACAATTACTGAAACAGAAAAAGATTCTAATAATAGATCCCTTACAACTTACGCGTCTGGTGAATGGATTTTACTTGGTAAAGCAAATTATATTGATCCACAAAAATTTGAAGCAAAAACAGTAGGGGAGTATGTAGATATAGCTCTTAAGGGAACGAAATGGAAAAAAGGAAATATTTCTTATGAAAGTTTCCGTTCTATGACCGTTGATGAATTTATTGATCCATTAAGTTTTTTGAAAAAGATTGCTTCTCTATTTGAACTAGAAATTCAATATCGAACTGAAGTCGTAGGGAATCATATCGAACGGTATGTTGATATGATGAAAAAACGCGGGCAGGATACAGGGAAAACAATTGAATTAGAGAAAGATTTAATTGGAATTAAGCGAATTGAGAACTCGCAAAATATCTGTACAGCTTTAATTGGTTTTGTGAAAGGTGAAGGCGATAACATTATTACGATAGAAAAAATTAATAATGGCCTTCCTTATATTACTAATATTGATGCTTTTCAACGATGGAATGAAAAGGGTAAACATAAATTTGGTTTTTATAGTCCAGAAACTGACAATGAAAACATGTCTCCTGAACGTTTGAAAACTTTAATGGAAATAGAAATGAAGAAATGTGTAAATGCGTCTGTTTCTTATGAGGTAAAAGCGGCATCCATAGGACGTGTATTTGGGTTAGCACATGAATTGATTAATGAGGGTGACACAATCCGAATTAAAGATACAGGATTTACACCAAGACTTTATTTAGAAGCAAGAGCAATAGCTGGAGACGAATCTTTTACTGATCCTACACAAGATAAATATGTATTTGGAGATTATCGAGAAATTGTAGACCCTAACGAAGAATTACGAAAGATTTATAATCAAATTCTTAGTTCGTTAGGTAGTAAACAAGAAATGCTAGATCAGCTAGACAAACTGGTAAAACAGAATGAAAAAACAATTGAAACCATACGGAAAGAATCTCAAGCAGCTAAAGAGTTGGCAGAAAAAGTTCAAGAAAATCTAAAAAATAATACGGTAAATATTATTGAAGCTAAAAATCCACCAATTGATAATCTTATAGTAGGTAAAACATTATGGCGAGATATTAGTAACGGTAAACCTGGTGTTTTAAAAGTGTGGAACGGTAAAGGTTGGGAACTCCTTATTCCTGATGTGGAATCAATTAAAAAAGATACACTGGAGCAGGTTAATAAGGATATTAAACTCGCAAAAGAAGAATTAAATAAGAAAGTGGAAGAAGCGCAAGAAGAAACCACTGGACAATTTAATCAAGTAACAGAAAGCCTTCAAAAAGTTACGAGAACTATTTCTGATGTACAAAGAGATCAAGGTGAAATTGATAAAAAAGTAACCAAGTTTGAACAGGATTCTGAGGGATTTAAAACTTCTATTGAAACATTAACGAAAAATAGTACTGATACTACAAGTAAAATCAACACCTTAGTAAATGATGTGGACGGAAATAAGAGAGTTATTTCTGAAGTTAAAGAAAGTGTAGCAAACTTTAATGACGATGTAAGAAACTTGTTAATCGGTTCCAAATCTTTTGATGGCGCTTTGACCATTGCGCAAGCAGACAATCGTTGGTGGCTTAAGTCAGTAGATAAAGTCAAAATTTCAAAGGATATTTTTCAAGGGAATATAGTCGTAGAAACTCAATCATCATGGACTGCTTTAGCGTATAACTTCAAGGATTTAGTAGATCGAAAAGTTGTAAAAGTAGGAGATAAAGTAACCTATTCAATTTTTACTCGTGTAAAAGGTTTACCGGGTGGTCAAGAGTTACAACACACTTTCTATTTTGCACCAGGTGCTACTGGAATTCGTCCAAATAAATCTACTAATCAATGGCAAAGAGTAAGTGTTACGTTCACAGTGACAGCAAGTATGATGTCATCACCGGGAACGGATAACGAGAGTCATTTTCGTGTAGAGCCCGATGTAAACCCTTCTGCTGGTTGTTGGTATCAGCAGAGTTCACCACAATTGACTATAGGCAGCAAAGAATACTCTTGGCGGCCAGCTCCTGAAGATATTGCAGATGGGAATGTTTTAACCAAGGTAACAACAGAGATCAAAGAAGCAGCAGGGAAGATTAGTGAAAAGTTAACAAAAGTAGAAATAAAGGTTAATAACGATAAATCTGGAGGACGTAATCTGTTATTAGATTCAAATACTAAATACGAAAAAATAGATTATCTAATCAATCCATATTCTCTAACTGAAAATTTTGTTGCAGGTGAGGAATATACTTTTGTAATTAAAGGAAGCGTCCCGCAAGGCCAACAATTTGGAATTTGGCAGAATGGTGGTTTAAATCATGTTGGATATGCAACAAGTGTCTATGCTAACGGAATAACTTATGTAACTTTTAAAGCTGTTGCAACTACAAGTGGGAATGAACGGAGACTAAACTTATATAATTATCCAAATAATGCTACAAAGGCAACTGTAGAATGGGTGGCTTTATATAAAGGGAATAAGCCACAGGATTGGACACCAGCTCCAGAAAATCAAGTAACAAATGATGAATTCACTAAGAAAACAACAGAGATTGAAAAAAGTGTGGATGGTATTAAAGAAAGTATTAAAACGGTAGAAAAAACACAAACCTCTTTTGATGAACGTGTTAACACTGTAGAAAAGAATGCAGAAGGAACAACTGCAAGTGTTAAGAAATTACAGGAAACACAAACTGCGCAAGGAAAGACGATTAGTGAGGCTACTACAACAATAGGTCAACATTCTGACGCATTAAAGTTAACAATGAAAAAGAAAGATGTTGAGGATTATGTTGGTGGATTGGGTTCTATAAATGATCTACGGAACGCTGCATTCGCTCAGGGCTTCAAATACTGGACACAAAATGGTAATAGTGCTGTTATTGACTCTTCTGTAACATACAGAGGCTATACAACGGCTAAATTACATGCGACTGGATTGACTGAAGATAAATGGTATAGTCTTCATCAAACGATAGACGTAACTGCTGGTGAAGACATTGTAGCTTCGGGTTACTTTATGTCCAATAACATAGGACAAGGTTTCGTGTTAGAAATTGAGTATCTAAATGCTCAGGGCAGCCGAGTTTCACAATCATCAATTGGTATCGATGTAACTGCAAATTCTAATTGGATTAGGGTTGTTATTTCCGGAACAGTTCCGACTGGAGCTGTTAAAGCACGTTATAAACCGTGGGTGAGAAGAAATGGAACCTTATGGATTGCGTTACCTATGTTGCAGCGTGGTAAAGTAGCTACAGAATTTTGGCTACATCCGAAAGATCAAACGGATATTGATAAAATGATAGATGATATTGCTAATAAAGTAGCTACCGAAAAATACAATCAGAAAGTTACAGAGTTAGAAAGAAGTATTAGTGCTAATGAAAAAGGCGTTTCGATCATCACAGGAAAACAAGAAACGTTTATAAATGAAACTTATAAAGCTTATGTAACCAAAACAGAATCTAGGTTAGAAGTGTTAGATGAAGGGATCTTAGCACAAATTTTAAAAGACGGTATCATTACTTCTATCAATATGTCACCTGGTAAGATTATAATCGATGCTGAGAAACTGAATATTAATGCCGATACAATGGTGAAATGGTTAACTGCAAAAGGGATTGATACGAATCTTATTAGAATTGACGGCGATAAGATAACCATTGATAAAGATGGCGTAACTGTTAAAATGCTAGACTTCCTATTCCAAGATGAATGGGGCACAAAAACAACTGCGGTATCAAGACGAAACCTAATAGCAGATCCCGACTTTTCTAGTGTTACAAAGAAAAACATTGGACATAACGATTATTATGGATTTGAAGGTGGATACGGTCTTACTTGGAAGTCGTGGGGCAATGTAGTAATCGAAAAGAATACACATATATTCGATTACGAGCAAATGGTGAATGCTGCAAGGATAGATATGTATAACTATCCAGAAGCGATCGTAAATAACGGTATACATCCTGGTAATGAATATACAGCATCCGCTCATTTTAGAACTGCCATGATAAATGGAGTGCGTAAGACAGGAAAACCGAGAATACACGTATGCTGCGTAAAATTCCGAGACAACGTAAGTTACGACATATTGAGTGAACAAAAGATGGACTTTCCTGAGCCGTCTACATTCTACGGAGAAATCAGAAGGTATTCTTTTACTTTCAAAGTGCCGACAAACTATATTCCGCAACAACACGCATTGATTATTAAAGTTTGTTCTGGAAATGCTGACATGAGACAAGGGACAGCGATTTGTGTAAGTGGTGTAACGCTATACAGTGGCAAATATGCATCTATGTATAATTGGGATCGTGCAGCGGCAGAAAGAGCAGATGGCATTCAGCCGTTTAACGCAATTGCTGTAGGTGGTGTGAATAACAATATAGCTCCAGCACCAGACGGACAAACGTTTGATATAAGTACTGAAAAAGAAGTTAAAATCTATCGGAATATACGAGCAATGCAGGGGATTAACTTAGGTGGCGGTGGATTTCAACAATGGGGTCATATTCGCTTTACAGACGGTAATATGGGATCGGGTTTTTATGCGAGTACTCCAAGTGGTTGGAAATTTAACGCACTTGGATAGAAAGGAGAAGTAAGAATGAATGAAAATCAAATGATGCCACTTCAAGCAGGTGAAAGTTTTCCTTTTATGGGGAGGCTAGTGGATGCAGAGCGCACAGAGACAGGGGTTTTTGTTCAAATACCTGCTGATATGTTAAATAATGCAGGTATTCTACAAGGTACTAGCAGGGTTGAAGTATGGAGAGAGATGGACGGAACAGTAAAGTTTCGGATCGCTACGCTGTGTGAAATATGTAAACGCGGAGCACGTTTGTACCCGCTAGATATGGGATTTGCGAAGAAGAATATTTGTTTAGATTGTTATACATCACTGACAGGGAATTATCCATCTCAAGAACCGCCAACACCGACTAATGAAAATAACACACAAACAGAGCAGGAGCAGCCATAAGCTGTTTTTTATTTTGTACAAAATACGGCTTTGATTCAATTCATCAATCAAGAGGAGTGATTTCACTTCTCTTTGTATTTTGAGGAGATGATCAGTGTGAAACGAATAGTAGACCAAGTAATTTATGAAAAGCATGTTAGCCAGGAAAATAAAAACCTAGTCAAAGATTTTCTCATTGAAAAGAAATCGCAAGGGAAAGCGGCAAGCACTTTACAGCAATACAGTTGGGATTTACGAATTATTCTGTTTCTGATACATGAACACTTCGAAAATAAAAAGCTTATTGATTTAACACGTAAAGATATTCGGAATTTATCTATTATCTTTCAAGAAATGGGAATGTCCAACGCACGTGTGAATGGATTGATGAGTGCATTACGTTCAGCACTTGAGTTTTGTGCGGATGATGATGACTATGATTATGAATTTAATGTAGGTTCACGGGTACGTGGTTTACCTAAGAACCCGATTAGAGAAATTACATTTATTACTGAGGATCAGATTAATTGGTTAATCGATGAATTACTTGAGCAAGAAAAATATATGTTAGCAACGTATTTGGCGCTTTCTTATTACAGTGCAGCTAGAAAGAACGAGGTTTACCAGGTTCAGAAAGAAGGGTTAACAGAGCACTATTATACAAATGTGGTAAGAGGAAAACGTGGTAAGAAGTTTAGATTATATTACAATCACCGGGTGCAGAAATGCATTCGTTTATATATAAATCAGCGAGGTAAGGATACTATTCCAGATTTGTTTGTGCGTGTTTATAAGAATGGTGAGAGAAAAAGATTGAACAAGAGTGTATTTAATTATTGGTGCGACATATTTGCTAAGATGCTGAACGAAAAGGAAGGTAAGAAATTTAAAATTAATCCTCACTGTTTCCGTCACAGCAGATTAGATAATTTAAAAGTACAAGGTGTTCCACTTGAAAAATTAAAATCGCTTGCTAACCATTCTGATATTTCCACAACTGAATCTTACCTAAAAGATAGAAGCGAAGAAGATATTGCAGAGATATTTGGAATGGACCCAAGTTATTTTGCAGCGTAAAAAAGCATAATTATGCTTCTTTTTATTTTGAGATGGGGTGATTGAAGTGGAAGGATTACAAGATGTAAAAAATGATGTACAAGAGATGAAGCAAGAAATTAAAGAAATAAGGTTTGATATCAAAAGTTTGGAAATGCGAACAACAGGTAACGAGAAAGATATTGATAATATCAACAAGCAGTTAGATAAAATCAGCGCCAATACAACCTGGATTTTAAGACTTATTGTCGGTGGAATTGTTGGCGCAGCTCTCACTTTCTTCTTGAAGGGAGGTGGTATGTAATGTTTGAAATTACTGTAATGATTGGAATTGTAGTAGGTCTTTCACAGATTGGAAAAACAATTGGATTACAAACAAAATATGTTCCGTTATTAAATTTAACGCTTGGCATTGTGCTAGGCGTTTTATTTTTGGGCGGAGATATCAAAACAAATGTATTTCAAGGAATCATCATTGGACTGTCAGCAAGTGGATTATTTGACCATACAAAAATTATGAAGAAGGATGTTGATGCTAAATGAAAAAGACAATGAAACATATTACCTCGTTACTTATGATTCTAGTACTTGCTAGTTCTTTTGCTACAAGTGCTTTTGCTGATAGAACGCTTATTATTCCTGATTTGCCAAAACAACCTTACCGTTATGGTGTAGGTGCTTACGAGGGGGTTGTAGCGCATTCTACAGCAACTCCAGAAGCTCCAGCTATTAATATTCAAAAATATGAGTCTCGTACATGGAGAAATGCATTTGTTCACTATGCAGTCGATTGGGACGAAACAATCCAAATTGCTGATACAAAATACATTGCTTATGGTGGCGGTCCTGGTGCTAATAAAAGATTTGTACATGTAGAGTTATGCGAAACAGCGGACTATACAAAATTCAAACGCAGCTATGACAAATACGTTAAGTTACTAGCTAAAATATTACGTGACCGTGGGTTATCTGTAGAAAAAGGATTATGGACACACAGCGATGTAACTCATTACCTTGGCGGTACGGATCATGAAGATCCAATTGATTACTTAAAGTCTCATGGCGTTTCAGAAGCTCAATTTAGAGCAGATGTACAACGAGCATACAATAATTCTAGTGTGGATGTTTCTGTTCCTGAAAAGCCATCTAAACCATCGGAAGTACCAACAGCAGTAACAGACGGTATCGCCTATATTGAAGGTTACAACGTTAACTTACGTAAAGGACCAGGTACAAGCTATTCTAAGATTCGTCAGTTGAACAAACCAGAATCTTATATTGTGTGGGCTGAAAAAGACGGTTGGTTAAATCTTGGTGGAGATCAGTGGATTAAGAACGATCCATCTTATGTGAAATTTAATAAGAAAAGCACAGTAGATTCTTCTATTGTTGGAAAGCGTGTTGTTTCAAAAGTTAACAATCTACGTTTCTATGATGCTCCCTCTTGGCAGGATAAAGATGTGGCTGGTTCTGTAGATGCAGGTTTAGGATTCACAATTGATGCAAAAGTAAGTGTTAATGGTTCACCACAATATAAAGTTCACAATAGTAAAGGTAAAACATACTATGTAACAACAAATGAAGCCTATGTGTATGTGAAGTAA